GGTTCTAAAACTTCCTTAGAAATCTTTCCGCTATACGAAATAATCGGAAGTTTTTCCTTAACACGAACATGCAAACTTTCATCCATTGAACGATACATCTCCTTAGAGAAATTCTCCATTGTATTATAGATGAAGCATATCTTATCATAATCCAATACTTCTCCTAACAAAAAACGTCTATTTATCATAGTTACTAATGTTAGTAAAACAATTTCTATATTAATATCAGTTTCACCGAGGAATGCACAATATACTCTGTTATCAATATCTTCTCTGACACTTATACCGATTTCAAATTCAGTAACACTATAATATCTATATAGGAATGCACGTATAGCATCATCTAAATCTATTTCATTCACGTCGCATTGAAACAAAATCTTTCTAGTGTTTTCCATATAAACTTCTAGAAAATCAATAATCGCTGCCTTAATAGTTTGAAAACTTTTATGTACTAAGCATGTGTCATTTTTTCTCTTTATAAAATATGCAAGAAAACCAGCAAACGTATCCTCAACGATTTCTACTATTGTATCGTTACTGAGATAATTATCATAGGAATTAGCTGCCGCTAAAGCAATTTCAAACATATCTTCGAAATTTGTTATCTTTTTAATAGGACGTTTCATTTCCAACCTCCTCCTGCTATTATAAATTCCAAAAACGGATATCTTATGTTTAGATTGATATTCGTTATCAATCTAAAAACAACATCTATTTCATCGATGATTCTCTGTTTTAACATTATCAGTAAATTTATAAATTCCTCTTCGCTTTTTCTTCTATTAAAACATACCAAATCATCGTACAAATAAAAGATGTTGAAAACGACATTATATACCGTTAAAAGCTTCTCAAATGATTCATGAAAAGTAAAATCCATAGCTAAAGTCAATGGTAACTTTGTTATCAATCCCTTCTTACTTATAACTTCTAGAGTAGTTAATGCTTCTCTCATTGCAATTGCACGATAATCTTTATCCCTGCTTCTATATTCTTTGTTATATAAGAAGTAAAGATTATTCATAACAGAGTTAAAAACTTCATTATTTGAGAGTGGAACTGCAACCGTAATCGAATTATATTTGTCAGAAGCAAACTCTTTATATTTACTGTATATATTAAATCTGGTATTGAATTTAATATCAAACCTGTTTGAGTTAACTATTACTGAAGTTACCGCAACTCCATTACCTACAAATAATAAAGTTGCTAACAGATTCCTAATGTCATCTCTAAGCCAACTATTTCCTTCAATAATTTCTCCTATTCTAAAGAACTTATAGGTTGGTTTAACGTAGAATATAGTAGTAGGAATCGCAAATAAATCATCAGGATGAAAAATCTCACTTATCGAAATCCCTTTTGATATATAAGGAAAAGTAAAGAAATTAAAGATATATTCAGCTATGTATCTATTTAATGTTTCATCATTTAACAGCTTACCATTCCTAAAGTCTGTAGACACCATACCTATTCTTGATCCTCTATATCTAATACAACCGCGGAGGTAGTTAAATAACTCCTCCATATCGTTATCCAGAAGTATCTTATCTCCAAGAGTCATAATAATATCATAAGCTTGGCTATTCATATTCTTCAAAAAGCTAAAATCTACCATTTCTCCTCCTCTGTTTTATATATCAGTATTCCAACCTCTGGCCTAACAATAAAATAAGAAAATCTCATTGTATTATCTACTATAAACTCTAGCTTGTTCTTTATAATCTTAGGAATATCATATACTATCGAATGTTTCATATATGCAAATATCCATACTATTATAGCTGGTCCTACAACTCCAAGCGGATGATAATGTTTACATTTTAATAGTGCGTTAAAACATCTTTTTCTTTTATTCAATCTCATAAGCCCTTTATCCACTAGCAAAGAAAAGGAGGCAGGTTTATATTTCATTTCATGAAGGATTTCTCCTACGAAATATGGTATTTGTGCAAACGTTGGCGCAGATGAAGAGAAAGTATCATTATATACATCTCCTACTACGTTAACGCACTTACCTTCAAGGCTCATTATCATATAGAGGAACTTACGTTTTAATTCAGAGAATGTAACGTAATCAATATCATATCTAAGTATAAATGGTAACGCAAATGTCGTTATAGGATCTATAATATATTCTTTATCCGTGGAAAATTCTCCTGCGGATCCTAATGTTTTTATATATGAATCAAGATAGTCTGCTATATATTCTTCCGTGCGAATATAATAGAACAATCCAGGTGTTCTTGCTACGTCTAAGAACTCTGCTATTCTCATTCTCATGTCTTCTAACTTAAATCCTGCTACCCTTGCTATCGCCAATGCTGCCAAGCTAGCTTTAAATATTGTATCGTTATACATCATAACAAACCTCCTCTAGTTTACAACTTATTAATAATATAATCTACTCCTCATAAAACACAAGGCTATATACGATCTAACGTATAGATAACGTAACTGCTTACGTAATTGTACTATCCAACTAATACAATAATACAATTCAGCTCTATTGAAAATAGAGCGTTGCATAATATAAATATACAGAACACGTTAGCAGTTCCGTTACGTTAGCAGTTCCGTAAGAGCAGGATACGTTGACAGTTACGTAAAGGACAGAATACGTAAACAGTTACGTTACGCTAGCAGTACCGTTGTTAACGCTAATAGTTCCGCTATTAACGTTAACAGTACCGTTACGTTAACAGTACCGTAAAAATAGAACACGTTAACAGTTACGTAGTTAACGTAAACAGTACTGTAATTAACGCTAGCAGTACCGTAACTAGCATTAGTAGTATGTAAAGGACAGAATACGTTAGCAGTTACGTTACGTTAGCAGTACCGCAACCTAGCATCTCGCGTATCCTGCTTACGTCAAATTTTCTTATTATAGCGTAACGTATTCTGCTTACGCAGAATCGCGCTCGCTACGCTTCGCTACGCTCGCGTATCCTGCTAACGTTAGCAAAGTCTATTATAGCGCTACCGTTACTGTTATACGTTACTGCAGTTACGTAACTGCCTGATACGTAAGCAGCTACGTAACTGCAGACGTATCTATTACTCTTTCTTTTGTTTCGCAAACCGTTTCGTGATAGGATAGAGTACGATCGCGGAGAGAAGAATAACAGCAAAGAATGCTGGTATCGATATACAGTAACGTATAAGTAACGTCTTAACACCATGCTGCAATGCAAAGTTAACGTTAACAATGATAGCAGTAGCAATAACTGCTATCCAGACGATGACATTAAATGCCTTAGTCCTAAACATAGACATCGTAACCTCCTTATTTTAAGGTTTTTACTTAGATTATTATTAAAACCATACGCCACAGAACACGGAAAGATATATCTAACGCTACTGAACCCTGCCAAATTACTGTTAATCATATCGTTACTTGTTGGCGCCCCAAAGTGGCGCCCCTTACCGTTAGTCCTTGCGAAATTGAGAAACTTTATTATATTATAGTAGTATTTATGCTTCGTATTTTCTCCTCCTTTTTGGTTTTTGCTTTTCCTCCTTTGGGGCGCCGTTTGGCGCCCTTATTTCTTTACGAGTCATAAATGACTGATAATCTAGCTACTAGATGCTATTTAGAAGATACGATCATTGATTTTCAGTGACTTACGTCTTTTCACGCTTCGCTGAACCCTGCTAAGTTACGTAACTTATTCAAAATCTAGCTACTAGACTATGTTTGAAATGGCCGATTATTGATTTTCAACGACTTATGCATTTTTGACTTGCATGAAAACGGCAAAATTCACGTAAATTATTGAAAATCTAGCTACTAAGGGTAGCGAAAACCTCACTTTTAAGTCTTGCGAAATCATAGAATCGTGTTATATTGTACTATGAGCATTAATATTGACGCAGCAGTTGACTTGACAGTTGACGCAGCAGGTAACGCTGCCGCTGGCCGTAACGCTACCAAGGGAAGCTCATTTTATTCGCTTCTATCTTGGCTCGTTATTAGTTGCCTTAAGCTGCCAAGTTATTGTCGTTTCTTTTGTCGTTTCGGTTGTCGTTTTTTTTTCCAGTGCCGCTTGCCGTTTCTCGCTTACGCGTCCTTAACGCTGCCAAGTTATGCTCACTCGCTACCGCTCGCGCGCTTCCAACCCTGCCAAGTGATATTATAATTATATTCCGTTTTTCCATTTTCGCAAGTCCATACGTCCACTTTTTAACAATACATTGAGTTTAGTTTAGAAAAAAGAGCCTCCCTTTAAGGGAGGCTTAATCTTGATTATTTACTTGTTTGTGCATATATTCCATGGTCTTATTAATGGCTTCAGATTCTTTAAGCATCTTTTCTATAGTCTTAAGCATTCTTTTTCTTTCTGCTTTGATTTTTAACTTTTCTGCTTGTTTCGCTACCTTTCTTAGTATTTCATTGTAGTCTAGTAGCGCTGCTAGTAGATCTCTATTGAATTCCATTTCTTCTATGTATCCTCTGATTGTCGCGACGCTATCGTTAAGATGTTCCGTATATTCATTATATAGTTGTCTATAGTCTTTAAGTATAATAATGAGTCCTATAACCGATGCAATGGCTAACGAGGCTACTATTATGAAGAGATTTAAAAGCATTTATTACCTCCTTTTCTCTTTTATCTTACTCTCTACTCTATCACACCACTTCTTGAATTTGCATCCCTTAGTTGGACGAGGAATTCTACAGTTCCTTATGACTTCTTCTATATCTCCATTCTTATCGAAAACAACTGTGAAATTAACTTTTAACATCTTTCGCCTCCTCTCTATTCTCTAATGATTTTATCTTTCTCATCGCTTTTTCTCCTTCTTTTTTACTGAGTCTACAGTACCATGTTTTGGTATAGCCTCTTTTTTTCAAAAGAGTATGAATTTCTCCCGTGTTATCTATTATTAACTCTTTTGCTTTATCTGTCACGTCTTACCTCCTTTTTTATTTTGTTTCAATAAAGTATCGATATATTCCTTGACGTCTTTGAAACTTCCGTAGATACTAATTTCAGTATCAGGTATGTTAGGACTTTCTATTAGCCAATAGTAGAGATGGGTAGTTGTATTTTCGTTTTCTGGTATAGAGACAGAATAAAGAGATATCTCAAATCCTCTATATGTTTTTATGTGCATCTTTGCCTCCTTTCTAATACTCTAGTTCTCTAATATCCATATCGTATACGATCAATAAGGCTTCTTCGATCTTGTCCATTTTTCTTCTTACGGAATAATAACTTTCAGGATCTTTATGTTCTTGCAAGATTCTGTCTGCTTCTTTATCGAGTTTCTTGTATTCTTTTATTAATTCCTTTACTTTATCTGTCATATTTTACCTCCTTTTTTATGTTTTTTCATTACTACGTAGACTTGATCTAGTTCTAATCTGCCGCAATTTGGGCAGATGGCGTAGTCAGTACCGTCTTTCATATTATCGCTGTCGTAGTCGTTTAAAATGATTTTGACTGGACTATTACATATCTTACATCTTATCATATTTTACCTCCTTAAGTTTCCTTCCGTATATTTTCGTCAGGATTTCAATATCCGTATCGTCTTTGTATTCGTCAACTTCGATTTTGACTCCATTGAATTTGAACGATACAATACAATGCCTTTCTTTTGCCAGGTGTATTGCTTCTCTTAACGTTTCTTCTAGTTCCGCACCTGGCATTACTTTAACGTATGTTATTGGAATGATATGCCTATAGTACATATTCACCTCCTTACGTTAGTGGATGCGGCCGGAATCGAACCGGCGTCCGATAGCAAAATGCTATCGTCGAAACCTACCGCACCCTTATGTTTCGTTTTTATTTTTCTGTGAATCTGTCAAGTCTTTTGTTTATTTTATGCAGTAGTCTTATCGCTAGGGCTATTATAGCAGTTACGATACTGTTTACGGCCTCTTTTATGTTCTCACTGAATATCGCACCGATAGCCAAACCTACTAACATTACGATTATAACGAAGAACATAATCACCTCCTTTTTTGTTATTTAAAATTTAAGCCCTTGCGGAATAACCCGCAAGGGCTGTGGCCACCTTCCTCCATTTGTCCCGGGGCCCTCCATCCCCATACTAACGGGACCCTCCTATTGCGCTAATAACAGGCATTGCGCTAACGCAATGCCTTAATAAATTCCTTTTCGGTTATGTGAATAATACCGTGATCGTTTCTCAGTGCTACGATCCATTCTCCTACACTTGGATCGTAGAACTTTTCAATTACCTCTCCAAATGCAATTTCTGAACTAACCGTAGCAAGAATACCTTTATACTTTAACTTTTTCTCATGGTAGAACTCTACTATGTCTCCTTCTCTTGCTTCTACAATACTGTGAATTATCTCCATCTTAACCTCCTTTTAACGTTAAAGGTTTAACTTAATAACATAAAGTCCATGAACGCTATTGATGAAGTGAAGGCGGCGGCAGTGGTGGAAGGGAGGTGGTAGGGCCGCCGCCGAAACGATCTTATCTGAACTTCTTAATATATACTTTCTTATTTAGTTTCTTCATTATGTCGATCATGTGCTTAGTGCCTTTCGATCTGCCGTCCCAGAATCCGATTCCGATATCTGCAACTTGTGCCATCTTCTCGTTTCTACGATATCCTGCCGATTTACCATAACGATTCCAGTCAGCAGGATACTTTTCTAAGTCGTATCCTCTCTCGTTCGCATAGCGTTCACCTAAACTGTCAGCACCTCTCGCAGTACCGCTTATAATTGTAACGGTATCTGGTTTTAGTTTCTTGATTATTCTGTCACAGACTTTCTTTAACAATTCATAGTTGTCAAAGTTTCTACTACCAAATATAACTATCTTCACGTTTACCTCCTTTTTTAACGTTAAAATCCATGAATGCTTTTGAAGCGTAGGCGGCAGGTGAACGGTGGTGGTAGTGGTTGTGGAGGACCTGCCGCCGGAGCGTTATCGCTTTAGTTTCGCTTAATTTCAACTCGCTATATGTCCACTAACGTTAGCAGAAAAAAAAATAGCCACCTCGCGTTAGCATTTCACTAACGCTGCAGGTGGCGAAAAAAATAGCCCTGCCGTTAGGCAGGGCTTATACTAACGCGACATTAGTCGCGATTAGGTTCACCGAAGAATCCGATGGTCTCGTTTGGAGCCACAATGCGAATTATCGGAGTATATTTGCCGTTGTTGTCTCTCTTAAAGATGACTCCGAATTTCGCGATCCAGTTACGATTAGGACCATAAATCCAACCGCACCTGTAGGCAGCCAACCTCTTGTTCCGTATCTGCTCTGCATACCAGGAACGGCCTTCAGGATTCTGAGTTGCAACATTCAGTGTGGTTTTACCGACTTTGACGGCTGCCTTGGTCATTTTATAAGTGTTGTACGCTTCCGCAATGACTTGTTTAACGGCATCGACAACTTTGTTGGTCACTTTCTTGGTATCTACCTCGTCGGAAAGTTCGACTGGAATATCGTCGAATGTGTCGATCTTGGTCCTATTCTTGGATGACTTTTTTGATAACCTGATGTTTACAGGTTTTCCAGTGAATGGATTAAAAATCTTCATAGTATAACCTCCTTGTTTAAAGTTAATTTACCATGAGGGCTATTAACGGTTTTCTGGGGTAGGGTTGGTTGGGTAGCGGTTGCCCACTTGCGGTAAACCCTCATGCTATTCTTTCCCGCAAGTGGCAGGCCATTGGCGATAGCCAATGGCCTTTAGCCGTTAACGAACCGCGGTAGCGATTCGTTTGGGGGGGTTGGTGGGGATGGGGTGAGAAAAATAGCCCCGTTAGGGGCTATTTTTGATGACTTCTTTGATTTCGTTTTTCAGGAACTTGAAGTAATTATGGTATAACATGTTGTCTTTATAGTATTCATTCCATAGATCTAGTACTTCTTTCGCGTTTTTCGGTTGACGGTTATGTGTAGCCTTAAAGATGTCTACCATATACCTTGCTATATATTTTGCATGTCTCTCTCTGCTAATCCATCCGTAGACGTCGGCTGATACTAGCCACTCTATAGGGTTATCAAATTCACTCGCAAGTCCATATGTTACAACTTTGTGAAAAAACTTATAATAACTCATTCTTCACCTCCTTTCTTTATACGTTTTACTTCCTCTAATGTGAGTTCTTTTTCTATTTCTCCAGTTTCGTATTTTATTAGAAGGAATGCGGTTCTAAATCGCATGGTCCAGTTCGTAGGATCGGTTTCGTCTATTCTTGTTTCTACTATTACTTTGTCTTTGTAGCCACCTAGTACTTTGCGTTTACTACAAAATAGGACCATAACTTACCTCCTTTGGTTTAGAGTTATGAGCCAGTCTGGCTCAAATTAAGTGAAACCAGTCTGGCTCTTCAAAATCTAGTATATCTTCGATATCTTTCTTGTCTATGCGTTCTTTAAATAGGAGATCTGTTAGTCCTTTTTCGAAGTGAGTCACATATATCTTCTCTTTCTTCAACTGCATCTCTAGATTGTAAACTCTGTTCTCTGTTCTAGTTAGTTTCTCCTCTGCTTTCTTTATCTTATTCTGTTGGATGACAACCACCAATACTAAGATAACCATTACGGTAGAGAAGATTATTATCATATATACCTCCTTGTTTATTTTTAACCATAACGGCTATTGGTTCGTTGGCGGTGGTGGGGTAGTTTTTCAACTTCAACTGAAAATTAAAGCCACGGCAATTTGCCGTGGCTTGCTATTTTGTACTATCTCCCATTTCACCAACTTCTATTTCCGTAACGAATTCATTTATACCGTGGCAAGATGTTTCATATGGTAATAACATTATCGCTTCAAGTTCCTTTAAGTCGTCGGCTGTCAACGTGAGTCCATTGTCGATAAATTCGATTACGTTCTCTTTTACTTTTATTTTAACTTTCATACCAACCTCCTTTTTTTCATTTAACAATGGCATAGCAAGAATAGAACTCGCTATACCGTGAAGGCTATTTACGGTATAAGGTGGCGTGGATGGGCGGAGTCGTAGCCGATTGCGGTAGCAATCGGCTTTAGTAGCGACGAACCGCGTTCGGCATTCTACGTTCGCTAGTCGCGGTTCGTCGCGTGCCGGTGGGGGTGGGGGGAAATTATTTTGTTGCTTCTTTTGCAAGTTCGTCAGCTCTATCATTGAATTTATTACCGCTATGAGCACCTACCTTTACGAATTTAATATATACGTTTTTCATTTGCTTTAGCATCCAGTCCTTGTATTGTTTAGTTGCGTTATTTTTCGCTTTCCATACTCCAGTAACCCAGTTTTCAATACCAGCATAATCGTAATACAATCTAATATATTTATATCCGTTCTCTTTTGCGTATTTAACTGCTTTCATCGCTGCAGACATTTCGCCAGTGACATTTCTAAGTTCTTTATACTTTTCTACTGTCCATTTCTCTTCATGGATGACTTTGCCGTTATCAACTACAACGAAAGCGGCGCCGACGGCTCCGTTCATAAAGGAGCCGTCAACGAAGATGTTAAGTACCTTATTCATGATACCTCCTTGTTACTGTTTTTAATTCTCTTTCTAATACTGAAATAGACTCCTTTACCTCATGCTTGGTAAATTCGTTCACTACCTTGCTATGGACGAACTTCTTTGTCTTTCCCTGTAAACCTTTTGAGATACGGTCTGCGAGAATCTTTGCTACAGAATCGTTACAATAAACGATTCCGCGACTCTGACACCACTCCAAGGCGGCACGAAGCCGCGCTTGGAGTTGTTTCTCAGATAAACGTTTTTTCATTTTTACCTCCTTATATTCTTTTTTGAATTTCATTTAAAACATCATGTATCTTCGTGTTAGGACTTACAATAATCATTATCCCTTTGTGTACTAAGAACTTATACCTCCACCTTCTATGGCTATGTGTTTTATCATATTCGTATACCCAACCGCAGAACATACCGTTATTGATAAGACAGTTCATTTCCTTGTTCGTTCCTTTTTCAGGATTCTGAATAGCAAAAACAGTATGCCCTATCGCAAGATAGGGCTTAAAGTCTTTTATATTATCTCTGTTTAACCATTTATTGTATAACTTCATTATGGTTGACACAATAAAGCTGAACTGTGCGAAGGATGCAAACTTTACTGTTGTAAAAATCTCAAAGTGATATAAATCCATGATAACCTCCTTCTGCCGCGCTTCGTTAACTAAAAACCGTTTCACGCCGCGCGGCTTTGACATGAAACGGTCAATTAAAAACCAAAAAAACAGATAACAACAACTTCTATGTTACATCATAATGTACCTCCTTGTTAGACGTTAATCTTGTAATAACTCGTCCATCACATCTTCGTATTCAAGTGAACGGTCATCTACAAGATGTACTTTAAACGCGTCAGGATGTATTACTCCAGCGTTAAATGCTGCTATGAGGAATTCATATTCGTCTTCTGCAAGCTCATCCTTCGCTATACGTATCGCTTTCCTAATTACTTTCTCTATATACCCTTTATCATTTTCCACTAATACCATATCTGCTAGTCCAATGTTCCACGGGAATTGTACAGCTGTAAGTGCAGCAAGTCCTAGTACTCTTCTAAATCTCCTAACTGCACTTTCAGGAGTTTCATTTGCACGGGCAAATCCGAACTGTTTAACGAATTCAAGTGCTTTTTCTGGTTCAGCTTCAATCTGTTTCAGTACGTCACGTATCTTATTGAAACTATTAAAGACACCGTTACGATCAAATCTAACTTCTATAGTCATTCTAATTACAGCGTTTGCTATATCTTTAGACGCTAGGTGCGGCAGTATTTGTTTTTCCATCACTCCATTCATTATCTTTCCAAACCTACGTATTATCTTCTTATCATCTATATGAACTATATCCAATACACTTAGTATCTTCGTAAACATTTCTGCATTATTGGTAGCTAGTTTATTCGTTCTAAATCTTATCATGGCATCCATTAGTTTATTGAACTCCCTAATCTTTCCGCTAGCAAATAGTAGCATTTCATCTGGCTCGGTACGTTTTGCTTCTTCGTACCATTCTGCCGCTAGCGGACTATCTTTTATGCTAATTCCGTGCTTCATTCCTTCGATCGCAATCTGCACAGTATTCAGGAACAGTTTGAATTGTTCAGCATACGTATCCAGATCCACCTTCTTATTCTTCAGTATTTCGCTATACCATTTCAGAGTCAGATAGCCAACAGCTTCTGCATTCTCATAAGACAGTTTCCAATACTCATATTCGGTGTTGATCTTTCCTGCTACCTCTTCTGTTAGCTTTTCTACATATTCGTCATGAGCTTCAACTAGCGGTCTGAACTTTTCAATAGTTTCGTCTGCCCAGAATGCTAGCTTCGTTATTCTCTCGTCATTAGTTACGAATGCCATGTCACCGTCGAAATCTCCCAGTCCAACGAATTTCCATAGATCAGGATGTACATATATCACGGGATCCTCTCCTACCGTCACACGAACTTTCGTAAGTCCACCAATACTTGCTAACGGAGATCTGAATATCACTACAGTGTCGCCAGTCCTGACACGTAGATGTCTAGCTATCTCTTTCGGTATCGTTATCCAATTAGGAGTGTCACTTTCGATATCAGGAAGTGCTACTGCACCTGCTTTCTTAATTCTAAGTCTAAATGCTCTTCTGATTGCAGATCTAAGTTCATCTTTTACGTTCTCTAGTGCTTCTCTAGTCCTGAACCACTTGAATACATGCGCCGCTACACTAGTATCGCTCATCTTCATATCTATCTCAGGTATATCATATTCGCCATACAGAGCTATTAGTGGCTGAACACCTCTCTTGGTAGTAATTCTATTCTCACCTATTTCAGCTATCCACATGAATTTCTTATAATCGTCTATCGGTCCGTGATCTTCTCCATTCTTTCTAATATCGATCTTTAGTGCATTTTCAATAGGAACCCATATCTCATTGTCAGGTACGAACTTAGCTGGCGTAATCGTTCCTTTTATCGCTCCTTTAACTTCGCTACCAGCAAACTTTCTCCACTTCTTACTTACGAATATACAACCATCAGTTCTATAGTCATCGAATATGTCACCCCTAACAAACCTTACTGTATCTATCTCTGGCATCAGGTCAGTGATGTTCGCTATCCTTCTTCTTATGAGCAGTTTATACCTTACAATCCTCTTTGCAGTATTGGTAACCTTATTGATAACACTCTTGAAAGCAGGACTCGGATTCACGATGATAGTTGGATCTTTAGTGCCTTGTCCGCTAACACCAGCATAATATACATTCTTTCCGAACAGTCTGAGAATTAGTTTCTCGGAAGGTATGAATCCTCTGAATTTCACCATCTTCTTATATGCACTCACATTACCTGTTACTTCAACTGTCTCAAGTCTTTCGTTATATCTTATGTCCATATCACCTGTAATCGGATTGTACCTTTTTATGCGTTCGATCACTAGAACCTTAACTCTCATACGTCCGTCCGCTAGCTTTTCCACTTTCTGATTCATCTGCTGTTTCAATAACTCCCTTACGTGTTTGAAGTCAATCATTATAACCTCCTTTTTCTAAAAAGTTCATTTACAAGTGTTATATTTATTTTGTCGATGAGTTTCGTAGGATCTTTTATATCGATGCCCCTTATCGCGTACATGGTCGGCAATATCCCTGCTATAAGTCCTCTATTTAATTCTTCATTAAAGTCAAGTTTGCTAATTATTTTATAAATTTTATCAGTTGCTTCCTCCTCGACATAACCGTAATTATATTCAATGATGGTTTCATTTGCTATAACGAAATATCTTATACATGTAACTAGTTTCGTAGCCATTAATATAGCATTTAGATCTTTTGCATGGAAAATATCTCCACTAGAAGGAAATCCTAGGATAATATCTATATATTCTGTCAATTCTAGTTTAGCTATAGTTTTCTGGATTAGTTCTGTTTTAGTCGGATGCGAGTGCAAAACATACACTTCTACTTTTTCGTTTTTGTCTAGTATCGCTTCTGTAATAGCTTCTTCGTTAAACATACAGAATTGGTCTGTCTCTAGAGAAGCTACATCTTCTACAGGCATCAACTCATTTTTTGTCGCTAATAGTATGAGTGCACGTTCAGTTTCGGTATAATCGTCTGGTACATTCATCTTGTATATACTTAAAATCTCTTCTTTCGTCCATTCCTTTTTCACTGCCTGTTTCTTAAACAACCTTATTAGTTTCCTCATGCTTTCCTCCTTTCGATCTCTTTCATTTTCATTATCTTATCTTTCTCGATTATCACTTGCTTTCTGTCCACTATAACTGCACTTTCGATAGTCTCGATCCGATACTGCACTATTTCTAGTTCATATCCGTAATCTGCAACATATTCTTTCGCTTCTTTTAACCACTCGTCAATGTGTTCTTCGAACGTGAAATACAGCTTTCCGTCGTCTTGTTCTATCTTATATTCGTTAGTCCACACGTATGACCACGGTCCGATGTCAGTACCAGCTACTACGACCTTGTATACGCTTATTATTATCGGCCTCTCGTTTAGTCTCATTTCTATTCTCCTTTCTTCTCTTCTTCTTTTAGTTTCAATAACTCTTCATCCGTAGTTACTTCTATTATCGCTTTCTCGTCAGTAGCATCGATGACTACAACATAATCTTGTGTAATATTTTCTTCGTTTATAGTAGTTTCAATGATGTTTCCGATATCAGTTAACGCCTTTGCGTCCTTATTAGTTTTAAGTAGTATTCTAATAACTCTGTCTACTTCATATTGTTCTACGTTCCACAGTTTACGCGGCCATGTCAGTTTCGTCCCGCTGTTCAGCTTCACTTGAATCAGTACACCGATTCTTCCGATTCCGAGAGCGATATCGACTTTCATCTTTATGTCAAGAGCAGTTCCATTTTCAGATCTCAGTACGTGCTTTTCACCGAATTTTGCTATCAGGAGTCTTTCAACTGTGTCTTCTACGTACGTTCCTCCCGCTCTCTGTATGTAACTCTCTGTTGTGTATCCGAACCTATTCAACAATTTACGCAAAAAGATATGTCTCTTAGTCATTGTTACCTCCCTTTGAAAGATAACGATTAAGCTGAAGATGCTTAACGCCTGATCATGATAGTCCTTTCTACAAGCTGATAACCAGGCATATCAGCTTGTAGGAAATGCTACAGTTTTAAATCCTGACAGAGGGGTCTAGGATCTTCGCAGGTACCAGGCAAACCGTAGCCAAAACCTGGCTCTTGTCACTCCCCCTCTTTAGGGAGTCCAAGCTCAGCTAATTCCTAACTGAGCTTGGTTTCCGGAGCTTCCTCCGGGAATGGGAGCTCCAAAATCGGATTCTCCGAGAAACGGAGAATCACCAATTTCTGGAGCTTCCGCTGCTCCTCCTCTCCCCAATTCAGAGAAAGAGGAGGTTCCCCAAAAAATTCTCCCTCAAGTCCAAAGGCCTCAACAGCCTCTATGAAGAGGGAGAACTCCTCGAAATTCTCGAGGAGCTCCGGAGGTACTATGGTTTTATAACTCATAGTTACCTCCTTTATTGTTTTGCTCCCCCCTCGAGCATTCGGCTTTCGGGGCTCCCCAGACGAATTCGCCTTGTCGTATCCCTTCCCAGGGAATACTTCGTCTGAGGAGGGCCGTTGTAGTGCTTCTGCTGTATCACCATCGGCAGCCAGGCACTGCCTGGCAATTTCCAATTTCATTATGATCACTCGATGTTTGGTGTTTGCTTTGTACCCCGGGGCTCGAAACCCCGGAGCACAAAAACAAACCAAAACCTAGTCTTCGCTGACCTTTCTGACGTATCCTGCCGCGCTATTCCGCGCCACCTGCTGCGTATCCTGAGACTTCCTGCGTATCCTGTTATTTCAACGTTACCTGCTGCGTATCCTGAGACTTCCTGCGTTACCTGAGATGCCTAATGTATCCTGTTACTCCTACGCCACCTGAGATATCCAACGCTACCTACGCGGCGCCAAATTAAATTTTTCAACTATACATGATCAAATTTTCAAAATCTAACGCTCTATATTACGTTAACAGTATACGTTAACAATATACGTTAACAGTATACGTAAATAGGGTTTATTCTCTTAAAGAGAATAAACCCTTACGTTAGACGTATCTATTACGTATCTATAGACGTATATATATTATTACGTTAACAGTATACGTATTAACGTTAACAGTATACGTAAACATACCAGCGCCTAAACAATTATTGGCCCTTGCGTAAATTGATTATCGTGCTATAATATTAGTATGTACGGTAGCATTGGTCCAGAACTAAAAGCAGATATCATAGAGGTACGTAACTGTTTAAAATGTCCGTACTTCTTCAAGTGCGCTAAGAAAAATCTTGTTAGGATTGAAAGTATCGATATGAAAGCAAGAAAACTTGGAGAAAATGTTATAATGGCAGCAGAAGTTGCTATATGCTTAGAAATTATGCCAAATTTCTTTCTATACAAAGAATGCGATAGAGGAATATTAGATAGTGGATATGCTACAGTTATATATCATACTCATAAGTCAGAAGTAGGCATTATAAGACAAGAGATGCTTGAATATCTTATTGATAACTATTATTATAAAGAAATGGAGACCTCTTCTGTAGAGATAGAATTAATTATTCCTATTAGTGAGTGGCATAAGACTAATGATACTACGTATACAACAGATCAAACAGATGTACTCGAGGTAGTAGATATATTAAACAAACTGTACGATATAGTATATAATCAGGGAAGGAGGATTGTGTTATGAAAATAAAATATCCTGGAGTACAGTTATATCAAGTAGGAGATTGTTATAGTTGTCCGTTTTTCTTGAAATGTCTAACGAGGTATATTACTACTCATATTACTGAAACTGAATTTAGAGACGTCGTAGTACGCATTGAAAGGGAAAAAGACAATTATCCGACTATAAAGCCAAAGGATTATTTATTAGTAGGATTCAAAGTATCCGTTCCTATTTATGTAATAGCAATGAATAGAGATATTAATTGTAAGGATAAAGGAACTATTAGGAGTAGAATTATAGATAAGTCTAAAGATCCTATACTAGTAAAGGTATATGGAGAAATTGATATAAGAGAATTGGATGATTATAGTTATAGCGCGGATTACGTAACAATATATTCGTATACATTAGATAGTAGTACATCAGAATGGAGTAACGCTCCTATCACAACAATAGATACAGATACTGTTCCTAACGGTTATAATATTAGTACTACGGTAGAACCTAATGTTATTTATACTGCCTATAACGGAAGCGGTAATATAACTGGTCAGTATAATTCTTACTCAGTATACAGCATTTTTGACTTTACTTTCAATATACTATTTCCATTTGACATGTTTAAACAGGTTGCAGAAGTATATGGAAGTACTATAGCCGTATCGAAAGTAGTAGAGCTGTTATATGATAGCTATCGTAAAATAATTTATCAGTGCTCAAATGGAAGGATTATATGAAAAAATGTAGTATATGTGATGGTACTGTTAAGGTTAAAAAGTCGTATAAGTATAACGGTAAGAAGTACTATATTTGCGATAGTTGTAGTAAGAGATACAAATTCGACAGCCGTGGATTTTTTTATTTACGTAAGAAAGGTGGCGGAAATGTTAGTAAGTTGCAGAGAGTTGTACGGATATACCTGAAGAGGTTATACGGAAGTTCCGATGTTTTCGAGGAGGTTTTGCCATGTTGGATGGTGGATTTTGGGAAGAGGTATAGGTTTGATTTTTATATTGTTAGTAAGAACGTTTACGTAGAAGTTCATGGTAGACAACATTTTTATCAGTACCCTGAGTTCCAGAGTGAAGAGGAGTTTTTGAGAGCAGTTGAGAGAGATAGGGAGAAGCGGGAGTTAGTGGGAAGAATCGGGGGGCCGTATAGGTTGGTTTATATTTTGTTTGATGATCCAATTTATGATATTGAGTTTTATAGAACGCTAATAGAATAGTTGCAATTAAGTTAGTTAAGCAGTATAATGAAAGTAGAATGTTTGACACTCTTGTTATTGAACAGATGAGGATTTATGTCGAGAGCGTTTATAACGCAAAAGCTAAGTTATATTATGTTATGAAACCGGATATTAGCGGAATAACTAATGGAGATAGTTTAGTGGCAATGTTTAGTTTGGTTCCGAGAGGAACAGATGTAGATGTTCCTGCATTTGTTATCGTTAGGCATAATAATAAAGATGGAGATGTTATATTAAACGAGATACTATAGGAGGTTGCATTTAATTGGTATTAAGATGGATAGATATCCTATGTTTCTTTCGTTGTTTATAAATTGCGTTTTTGAAGAAGTTATTTTCCGTGTAACAGTAATTTATCTATGTAGTATTACAATTGGTAATGAATTAACGGTAATAATATTAAGTGCACTAATATTTGCTTCGGCACACATGATATTTTTTAAGTTTTACATGTTCATAATGACATTTATATTAGGACTTATCCTTGCATATGTATATTTAAGTATCCCACATTTTGTAGTTGCATTATGGAGTGTTATACTTATTTATTTCTTCGCTGCATATATCGGTATGGAAAGTGGAATAATTGATAAATTAACAAGGAGGTGAGTACTATGTGGAATAAATTAGGAGGGAGAAAATTTGTTTCGGTTTTATCAATGATTCTGGTATACTATACTACTGTTATAGTCTTTCTATGTAATTGGCATAATCCAGCAGTTGCACCATTGTTAGAGTTTTTGAAGTTATTAACTCCATCTTTTGTGTTTACATTGTTAGGATACGGAACTATCAACGTTGTTAATAAGAAAGTTTTAGATAAAAGGAAGTAGAGGGAATTATGAAGATTAAATGGGCATATGATACTTTTAGGTCTGTTATGTTGATTTCAGATAAATTCCTACATTTATCTGCATCGTTTGCTGCTGCTCTAATCCTACATTTTCAGACGAAATGGTCTATTTGGAATATATGTATTCTCGTAATTGTGGGCGGTATAATCTGGGAATTCCTTGAAATGTTTTTTGCAGATGGCATATCATGGAGAGACATTGTTGCGAATCTTATTGGTATAGGAGTATTCGTATTATTCATTAAAGGATTCTTTATCATAGCAGTTATTGTCGTTGTAATAAGCTATATTTTATTCAACTGGGAAATGTTGGTTTTGTACATTAAAGAGCATGTTAAAAAACGTAAATCGAGGTAAACATGTATGAAGTTCAGAACACTGAGCTTATAGATAATATAAAAGAGATAACGGACTACAATGTGAAGGATCTAAGGTATGAATTGCCAAGACATGAGAATAGAGTGAAAAAACGAATGTTAAACAGAATAAAAATGGTCATAGTACATTGTACAGCTGCAGATGATTCTGCTCTTCCAGATGTGTATAATATTGCAAGATATCATACCTCTCCAGGATGTCATATATGTCCTGAGCATGGTTGTCCCACGATAGCGTATCATGCTGTCGTAGAATTAGTAAACAATGAACCTGTCATTGAGATAGCAGCAAACATAGAAGATATAGTATATGCTGTCGGAAAATGGAACTATATAACATATAACATAGCAGTGAATTATAGCGGAATAGGTAAAGTAAGAGATGATATCTTTGAAGCATTAGTGGATATAACTTCTGCAGTTGCTAAGTATTTTGATATTCATCCTGCATTCGGCATATGGGGACATAGAAATTTAGAAAAAACAGGTTTTAATATTATAAATAACAAGATAGTATTCAGGAAATCATGTCCTGGAGAAATCGATGTTCTTGATTTACAAAAGCGTGTAATTGTTAAGAACCTTGGAGATAAATACATTTGGAACGAACATATTGCCCAAAACGAGGTATGTAACGGAAAATTTTCTACTACGATACCATTTATAACATATGACACATACAAAATAATGGACAAACGTGGAATGCTAACATTTAAGTGGGATAAATGGAAGGTATAGAATCAGGACTAGCAATAAATGATATGTATAATGTGAAGGACATAGACGTCAAGGAAGCAATTTCTGCTATCGTAGATAATATTACGTCAATGAAAGTACTTCCTAAGATCTGCGACGGAGATCATTGCGAAAACAAAGATTATTGTCCGTTGTACAAGATGAACAAGGCGCCAGTTGGCAAATTCTGTCCGATAGAAGAGGAATTAATAGCGAAACTCCGTTACATGTTCGAAGAGGAGTTAGGAATAGAACCAACATCGGTTTCAGAAAGAATGTTACTAAACGACCTAATAGAAACGCATTTATATGATGTATGGCGTACTAACGGACCGATGATGACAAAAGGAGTATTAGTAAAAGTACCAGCGATAGTTAACGAAAAAACGGGAAACGTGTATTATAAAGATGCTCCAAATCCTATGTTCAAGATAAAAGAAGAACTCAAAAAGAAGAAAATAGAGATACTAAAAGAATTTGTAGCTACGAGAAAACAGAAGCTATCGCTTAAAACTAGAAATAATATTGATCCTTCTACATTTATGGTTGAAATAATAAAGATAGCAGATAAGGAGATAGAAAGTGAGGTAGAAGATACGGATGCAATAGAGTTCAAGAAATACAAGGCTTTAGCTAACAAGAATAGAAAGTTTTTATTGGAGCGTTTAGGTTATGATCCAGAAAAATACGACGAAGAAGTAAAAAAGGAGATTGACAATAATCAGGTAGTAGAAGAACAAGAGTCTAGATATCCAAGTACCAGGATGGCCAATGTTAGTATATTTATTGAAGCTGTTAAGCAATATATAGACTTTGGAGAGTCAGAAGAGTTTCTGTTGCTACTAGAAGAGAATACTTACATACGCAGATTTATAAGAAAGTTAATGGAATTCAGTGACGGTATACGACCTATACGGGATAATAAGAAATTAAGAGGGAAACCAATAAATCTAGAATACAAAAGTACTGGAAACAATAAATATATGAATATTAAGATAAAATATGATCCTTCTTCGTTTTCTGGAGAAGATATAGCATACAAATTGTTAAAATTTAGAGAAAATAATAAAAATTTACTGGAAAGATTAGAGAGAAAATTCATTATAAATCTTATACCATCTCCTGTTAGGGCAGAGGAACAGCAAAGCCTAATGGAACGTAGTGATGTTTAGACCAATAGACTTTGTACACGATTTTGGAATGGGATATGGAGAACAGGAAAGAGGTGTACTTATAAATGCTATAGCATCTCATATGAATAGGAATCGTCATAATGTAACTTATAATAGAGAAATACCGAGTTGGCTACAACCTCATTATAGTAGACCAGCTAGTGAAGCGGAAATCTATTATCTTGGATTCGGTGAAATAGCACACAAAGCTGCAGACAAAATAGCAAATATTAAGAAATGGGAAGTTAATCTAGAAAATATAGAAGAATATGCAAAAGAATATAAAATAGGAAGTTTAGGTGGAATTAAAAGGATCTTTAAATCTCTTTTCTCCCGGAGTGAAAAAGCAATAGAAACAGCAGAAAAGACAGTTAAGACTACTAGCGCATTAAGAGAATTTACAGAACTTATGAAGGCTGGGATACAAAAACTTGAAGGAGGAGCGGTAGTTGGCAGAGTAGCAGCTGCTATTGCCGCTATAATGATAGGTAGAAGTATTTTAATGAAAATTTCTAATGTAATATCCGGAGATAACAAAGAACATATTCCTCGTAGAAATGAGGGATATTATTTAATGGAGTCTATAAGGAATGGATATAACGGTGCATATCGTAATGCATATACTCCGTTTGGTTCTAGATTTAATGGGATGAAAAATGTAGCAATGGGAATGGAATATATGTATATGAATAGAGAGATGTCATCCAGAATTGATATACCTATAAATGCAATGGACAACAAGAGTTTCATAAAACCTACAATAAGACAAGCTAATATACTGTCGTCTCAACTTATTAGTATGCGACCGAATAAAGGGCACATGATGACATCGTCATATCACGCTAAAATGTATTTTAGAAGAGCCATAACTAATGGAGGAGTATAATGAGAACTGGAATACTAAGAGTAGCTGCTAGACCTGTAACTTCAATGTTAAAAGCATTTGTTAGCCCTGCTTCCGCGTTAGGACTTACTAATATAGTATTGACTGGAAGTGCTGCAGTGTCTGTCCTTGGTCTAAGTATGTCAGCCTTTAAAAGAGGATCAAGGATAGTAAAAGAAGGTCCAGTTTCTAGAGTTAAGATGGCTGTTCCGACTGTATCTACTGCCTACTCAGTATGGGGCAATACATCTACATATAGTAGATTGCACAAGTCTACTTACAATTTGGTACAATCTTTATATAAGCTTAGACATAGAGGATATTACTACTAATGGCACAACCTTTAAGGACTACTGATCAAAATGTAGCTGAATATACTGAGGATAGATATAGTCCTCAGTATATGCGGAAGGTTATTAGGAATGCAGTAAAAGATATAGCATCTTACCCATTTAAACATCCTATAAAATATGTTGCTATTACTACTTCCTTCAGACTCGGTAGATTTGCTAATATGTTAAAGATGGCGAGGGCTACAGGTTATGCAGAATTTAAATGGCCTGGAGTTTTTGGAGCTAAGAATTTATATAGACTAGCGGAGAAAATAACTAGATATGGAGGAATAGTAGCTGCTAGAACTAGTAACTTTATTGGTAGAGTTGCAGAAGGCGGAGTTAGTAGATTAATGGGTATGACAGTAGGAGAGGATACAATTATTGGAAAGTTGGGAGAGGTGTTATTTGGGAAGGTGAGTGGAAAAGCAGCCGGAAAGGGATTAATACACAAATTATTATTTTCGGGTCCGACAAAATCGTTTTTTACAGGGACAACAATAGGAGGGATACCAAAACCAAGTGTAGAAGAAGGTATGAAACTTTTAAAGGAAGCCAGAAAAGTTGGAAGTTCATTTAAAATGCTACATAAGTTCAGAACAACAATAGAGGCTGGAGAAAGAGCTATAGACCTTAAAATATTTCGTGGAGCAGCAGGAGAAGTTGAAAGAGGTGCTAAGACCAAACTATTTACAACTGTAGTAAGTAAAACTAAGGAAGCGCAAAAGTTTGCTGTAGCGAGATTTATAGGAAAGTTAGCTCCCTTTGCTACTGCCGCTGCTGTAGCATTTGATATATATACCGTATCTAATGTGATGAATAAAGCAATATTTGGGACATACGAATTTTTTAGAGGAGTAACGTCTCACGTAGCTGAGACAATGAATGCTACAGAATTCGGAGGCAGATTATATTCGGCATACATGACACAGCAAGCCGCAACGGAAAGACAACGTGCACTACAGGCAATGCAGAATATAGGAGTAAATGCAAGAATGTATATGGGGAACGAAGCAGGAATAATGCATGGTCTTGTCAGAAGATAAATGAAGGTACCAGTATTATATAGCTCATTTAACATAGAAGAATTAAGATTTATTGTAAAAAATTTACATATGCCACCAGAGGAGATAAGTGAATACCTTCATGGAAGGCATAAAGTTTCTACTATTAGGAGTATAGTTAAAAGATTAAATGAATTTTTAATAACTGGAGACTATACAAATGCATATGACATAGAAGTTGAATTGTTATCGTGGTATTTGGATGACAATACAATAGCTAAAGAAAGAACGGATATAAATGACAAAAACCTATCATCTATAAGGTTCGTAGATAAAAGAATATTTAAAGGACTTACGAAACGAGATATAGAAAAATATTACAAAATATTTTCTAATCCAGTACGTTGGGCTGAACATATTCTACGTGATCCGAAAAACCCTAACAAACCATTAAGATTAAGACCCTGGCAAAAAGAAGTCTTAATGGCAATGAAATTAAACGATAAAGTATCGTTACGTATCGCTAGAAGGTGTGGTAAGTCTGTTACGTTAGCAGTTTTTTCGTTGTGGAAAGCAAGTACTACTGAAGCTGTTAACATAGTGCTTATTACGCCTTACGAGTCTCAGGTACGGGTTTTGTGGGAAATGATAGGTAATATGATACATGATTCCGATATAATAAGCTCTTCCATAACTGTATTTAGAAGACGCTCTCCATACGAAATAAAGTTCAAGAATGGCAGTACTATAAGAGGGTTTACTACTGCTGAAAGAAGCACAAAAGGTACTACAGTTAGGGGTGCGGATGCAGATATAATGATACTTGATGAGGTGGATTATATGAGTGACGAAACTCTTGGTGCTATTCTTGCATTGACATCTGGTGCCGAACAGATGCAACTTATAGTATCTTCTACTCCATCTGGTAAACGTGGATTCTTTTATGATACACAAACAAAACCTGAATTAGGATTTTGGGTCAAACATTTAACAGTACATGAAGCCAACCCTAATTGGTCAAGAGAAAGAGATTTGTTCTATAGAAAGTTACATGCTAAAAATCCATGGATATACGAAAGAGAATATCTTGCTAGTTTTAGCGATGAAGTAGAAGGTGTATTCTCTCATAAGTTTATAGACGCTGCTATTAAAAAATATTCATATAGAGATATAATTCCTAAGAAAGAAAGTATATATATAATAGGGATAGACTGGAATACGCCACAAAATGGAGATAGAATTGTAGTTTTGGAACGGGACAATAAGAAGAAGAAATTCAGAGTGGTAGCGCATGAGATAGTAATGGAAGAGAGGTATAAGAACCAAGAAAGCATGAAGAGAATAATTGCATTGTACGATAAATTTCGTCCGAAGTATATATATGTAGATAAAGGATATGGTGATGTAGCTGTTGAAGATCTAATGTTGTTGTCAAAACAGAGAGGAATGGATCTACATAAAAAATTGGTGATTATAGATTTCTCAAAACCAGTTGAGATATGGAGTCCGACGAGAAAAATTCTTGTCAAGAAGCATCCTAAACCATTAATGGTAGATTTTCTAGCTAGAGTATTAGCCGAGAACATATTAGAGATACCAGAAGAGGAGAATGAGATTGGACGTATTGTAGACGAGTTAAGAGAATTTAAAAGAAAAAAGTCTACTAGTCATATTCCAGTTTTCGAAGATGAAAATTGTCACTCAGTTACGGCGTTAATGTTGGCAGTATACGGATACATGGATAATTTTAGTATATTTTCTCCTAGACATAGAACAGGTATGGTAAATCCTTTCAAGACCTTAAGATTTAAATATATAGATTCAGATTCAGAAGTAGATAGGGAAATAAATACGGCAGAGAGTAGCACATTGATACCTGGAGTGGAGAAACGCGGACCAATGATGAAGGATATCGTAGAAGAGGAAGGAATATACGATTACGAGTATCGTATAGATCCTGGTCCAGATTCTAAGAAAAGGAATTATGATAGTTTTGACGAAATATTGCACGATAAACATAAAAATAACATTTTTAGAAAACGTAATTTTGTAGGCAGAAGACGTATAAGACGATCATTTAGGAGGTTTTAGTGAATAAAAATATACATGACATTACAAAACGACCTATAATAGAATGGATACAGAAACAAATAAGTATAACTGACTACGGAAGCGCAGAAAAAGAACAACAAGAACGAGTTGAAAAGTTCGAAAGTGAGATAGATAGTAATCTAGATAAATTACTGGATCTGTTATCCTCTCTCAAAGAGAAAGCTTCCAAAATAAATAACCTATTTTCAGAAGCATTTAAACATATTAAGACCGATAACGGAGAAACATTTGAAGACTATAAGAAGGCAAAAGAATTAATAGGAGAATCAGTTATAGATCCATATGAAGTAGTTTACCATTCGATAGTAGATAATAAAGTGTACATTAAATTAAACAAGAAAAGTTACGATAGTGAGTGTAATATTAGAAGTTCAAGGGTTACCGAATGCCAGTATTCGAATCTGGATGAAGCCTTAAAGAATAGCTCCACGGTAGACGTATTTAAGTTAGTATTCTTATATGTTATAGAATACGCTTTATATTTGGTGCTTAAAGTATTATTATCGTTAGCAAAGTGGCCTATTAGCGGACTCGTTATGTCAGTTGCGGCGCCATTGATCAAAGTATTCTACGTGCTGAAGGAAAAGTTACCGTTTGATATAGGACTTGAACTTAACGTTCCAGACAGAGTATTTCAAGAATGTAGATATAAGGTACCGATAAAAGGATGGATATCTGTTCCCGTACCTGTGTATTTACAGAAGAAGTGCTGGGACAAAAGAGAATATAAATGGGATGACGAAAAGGAAGATATTGTTCCGTTAGAAGAATCCGATTTAATAAAGGGAATGGAAACAGAATTCAATGATATACTATATAATACCTTTCATTATGGTCCTCCAGCTAGGTGTAGACAACGTGCTCTTGGTATAATATCAAGATTTAAGAATAAAGTGAACGGAGAATTAGACAATGAGGCATACTCTGCTGGATTGTCATTATATGATATATTCAGATTTGGAGAAAAATTATTAAACCATTCCGAAAAGGCGTTAGATCCAATCGCAAAAGGATATTCTCCTAAGAATAGATTAGGAGGATATTCTACGTCTACAGATCATTTAATCGCCGCAGATTTCTATGAGCTTATGAAAAGATTGGACAATTTGTTTAATAAAATAGAAAAGACTTTACATTATCTAATGAAGGATAAAGCTGTAGCATGTTGTCTTATTAGAAATTTACTTTCGTCTATGCTAGCTACACACGGACAGTATCCGAGTAAAGAAGCTATCAATAAGCTTAGAAACACATTGAGGTCCGTAAGACTTATAGTTAGAGGTGTTATAAATCTTGAAAAGATGACGATGAATATATCGTTACCGAATCTTACTGAAATTCTTCAAGAATTCCTTCTAGCAGTCGTTGCGGCATTAGTGTCGGCATTAACGGTAGTACTACAAGCAGTTAAAGCTTCAGATCCATTTATCAAACTTTTGTACAGAATGAAATTTACGAAAAATGATCAGATATCGAGAGTATTACGCGAATGTCTTGCGTGGAACAATTTCGTTAGCTGGATAATAGATGCGTATAGCCATATGTATGATACTATAACTAAACTTGCTAGAGATGCTCTTGTGTGGGTTCTTCATAAAACAAAGATAGCAGATAATTCTGCTGACATGATTATAAGGATTATAAAGCTTACGTATCTGTCAGATATCCTTCAAAAACTAGATAAACTATTAGGCCTAGTGTATCTGGATCCTGCACTTTCTAATATAGAATTCTTAATTAATTGTATAGATACAAATACATTGAAAGATATAAAGGAAGCAGGACAAACGGGTTCCTTAACAGATAGCGATGATAGGGATAGATACAAAGAACTAACAGATGAAGAACTGAAACAGTATATAGATGAAAAGGCTAAAACTGAACCAATTGTATCAGCGTTAAAGGAAGCAGGTTTTTCAGATGAGGAGATAGTTAGCATGTTTAATCGAGACCCGCGGACTGGTGCAGTTGTTTCTAAGGAAAGTATTGATTATAATATAGATGATATACTTGACGTATTTGGAGAATGTGGAGCGTCTGCTTCTGTAGAAGAATATAGAAAACTTATGGAGGAATAAATGGGTAAATTAACAGATATGATGTTTTCAGTTAATGAGGACAAAAACAGAGTCAAAGAGAAGAAGAAAGTTCTTCTAAAGAGATTAGAATTTGGATCATTATATAATAGAGAGCTTAATCAGAATCTTGGTATCTATACAGAGTACTACGGACTTCCAAGAAATTCATATAATAGGGAAAAGAAATGGTTTATTCATTATCCTCCTAAGGGTTTAGTAGATGTGCCCTATATGTATTATAATGACTCTATAATTAGAAGAGCAACCGATATGGTAGTAGAAACTGCATTGATAAATGGAGTAGGTCTTAGTTCCAGGAATAAGAAATATTTAGAAGCCGTTAAAAAAGAATTAGAACATATTTGCAATAATTCAGATACTGTATTTGAAGTGTTCTTCAAGAATGTATTAACTCACGTAGCTACTTTTAACAATGTATTTATAAGAAAATTACGAGTACCTACAGACGATGCCTCTAAGATATATGTGGACGGAAAGCCTGTAGATAAAATAGCTGGAATAGAGATAATTACTCCTACCAATATTGCAATAGTTACCGATAAAAAGGGTAATGTATTATTCTACCATCCTGTACGAGAAGTCAGAGTAGGAAAGGAAAGAGTAAGTTATGTAGTAGATTATGATACTAAAATACCAAAGGAAGATATTATACATATTAAGTTTGGTGGTATCTCTACTCTTATGTGGGCGATTCCGTCGCTGTTAGCAGTTATGGATGATGTCGTTATATTAAGAAGAATAGAAGAAGACGTATATAATCTATTGTTCCAGCATATTGTTCCGTTATATCATCTGCAATTGTCAACAGAAGGAATGGATATGTTAGAAGCAGAAGCACAAGTGGATAAGATGTATGATACTGTTGAGGATAAAGTTAGTCACGGCGCATTAATAACGACAGATGCATGGACGTTGAAAGTAATAGATCAAGGTAATTCAAGAATACCCAATGTGATAGAATATCTTGAGTATTTCAAAACGAGAGTATATACAGGATTAGGATTGTCGGCTATATCTTTCGGAGAAGCAGCAACTGCAAATAGAGCAACAGGAACTATTGTAGCGAGAAATCTAGTTATGATAGCGAAAAGTCTCTTAAATACGGTTAAATTATATTTGGATCATTTTCTGCTGAAAGAGATACTTATTCAAACGAAAATGGTAAAGAAGGAAATAAATGATGAAAACAAAGTAGAAATATACATTCCAGAAATAGACATTGAATGGAGACAGAGTATCGAAAACCACGGATTGGTACTGTTACAAGCTAATGGTATAACTATAGATGAGTTCAGGAAAGAATACTTAGGCAAGTTACCATACTCAGATAATGACTTATGGAAAACATATACATACATGTTTAAATTGCCACAGTCAGTATCAATTGCTAGAGACGAATCGTTATCTGAGTTTTTGCAGACACAACAGATGCCAAGAAATCAATATGGAGCAAAAGAAGCGCCGGGAAGGAAAGCAGACGAAATCACTTTAGAGGAGCTCAAATTCCAGGATGTCTTAAATGATGAAGCTAGAAAGTTCCTTGACTCTCTTAATGTATATCACGCCGCTAGCGTGTTTAAAGGTATAGTGTTACCGTTAATGGACGACGTATTGGCAGGTAATAACGCATCATATTCTAAGGTTAAAACTGCTCTAAAACATTACTTAATAGCGTATTCTTCAGTAGTTATCAAGAAGGCAATACATGATGTTGTTACAGAATACGAAGGCAAAAATCCTAAAGTAGATAAGCTGACACACGCAGACGTATTAAAGTTACTTAAAAATAAACTCTTCAGTGTAATAGACGAATCAGTAAAAAACATTAGAGAAGTCGTAAATGACGACGAAAAATATCAGACATTCGTAGACAAAGAACGCAGAATATTACTAAATATGGAGATTCTTGCTAGAACAGAATTAGTGCGTGTGTATTGCGCCACAAAATTATATGCATATAACATGATGGGATACAATAAAGCAAAAATAAAGTTCATTATAGACAATATAGATCATAGTGGCGAAAAGACTATAATATCGCTGAGAGACAAACATTATGTTCTTACTCCATGGAAATGGCATCCTAACGCAGTAAGGGATGTAATTCCTATGTAGAATTTTGACATATAAAGAGTTCCATGTATACTATTGATATTCAAGTGATTACATATACGTTAGACGGTATTTACTTGCTAGACAAGTATTTATATGTTATACTACAATAGAAATGTATAGGAGGAGCTATGAATAGAATAGTGCTCGTTGATAAGGTAGCTACAATAGAGTTACCTCAATATGATAATTCTTTATATGCATCTGATAGGATTATTATAGAACTGAGTGCTACGCATACTGGATTTGTTAACAAAAACTTCTATTGGTATGATACAGAGACTGTAAAAGAAAGAGCAAATACATTTCTACATCCATATCCAAAACCACTCGTAATATCCCATGAATGGGAAAATCCTGTTACTACAGTAGGTAGAGTAATAGGGATTGAATTTGTGAGTCTTCCAAAGCTGGAAAAAGATGATTTATATTCTCCTGAGGGAGTACTTAAAGTATTTGCAGAAGTTACAGATCCAGAAGCTATAAAAAGAGTTTTAGATAGGAGATTTCTTACAGTTAGTATAGGAGCTGAAGGTTCTGCATATTGTTCTATATGCGGAGAAAAATTGTCTAGTGATCCATTTGAACATGAACATGTAAGGGGGAAGAAGTACGACGGAAAACTTGCGTATTGGATCATAAAGGGTGACTTAGAATACACACAAGTAGCATTTGTAAATACCCCTGCTGACTCTTACGCGAAAGTAGAAAAAGTGTTATCAGAATCTCAATATGCAGAATTAATTCAAAAATCAGGGTATAACGATAGTGTGACAAGAGGGAACAGAATATTCTTGTTTGATGTATATCAAAAAGGGAGGTTAGATATGGGAGATAAAGAAAAGGATAAAGATGTCTACATGGAGGACTTCTCAGATCTCGAACTATCTGAGGAAGATATTAACTCGCTTGGGGAATTATCAGATGAATTTCTTAAGGAGGTAGAAAAGACATCAGATGAGTTCGAAATTGAAATTGACGAGGAGGAACTTGAGGATTCTACGGAAGAGGATAAGAAACTTCCTCCTGCCGGTTCTAAAGCTAGAAAGAAAATGAAAACAGTTTTTTGTGGTCCTAACAAAACATTTCCTATTCCAGATTGTAAGCACGCTGCAGTTGCTCTTGCTATGTTGAACTGGCCTAAAGTTAAAAAGAAATATAGCGCTAGCGTTAGAGCAAGAATAAGAGCGTGCGTAATGAGGAGAGCTAAAGCACTTGGATGCAAAATGGCGAAGAAGAAAAAGGATTCTGTAGATGAAAACACCACAGCTCAGGAAACAATGCATAAGAAACATATTACTGACGAGAACACGATAAGAGATATAGTAAAAGGAGTATACGAGGATACTATTAAAGAACACAAGCAACGTCTTGAGAAGCTCGAACAAGCCAGTAAGGAACTTTTGGTTAGGTTAGAGAAGATTGAGGAAGAGCTCAAAAATATAGCAAATATGAAAGATGAAGATCTAGTTGATACAATTTCAAGTCTCACAACTGACAATGTTAACCTCAATAATAAAGTGGAGCTTCTGGCAAAGAAGCTATATACTACTATGTCAATTCTGTTAGGTGATTTAGAACAGAAGGACAATTTCAAGTTCAATGATTATGTAGAAGATATAACGGCGGAGCTATCTCTCCCAGAGGTAATGGAAAAGATAAAAGATATGGAAGAGGCTATTAATAAGAAGATAACTTCCAAAAAGAAAACTGCAAAACAGGATCTAGAAGACAACGAAGTTCAAACTCCTGGAGCGAAAGCAGTTTTAGAATTCTTCAACATGATTGACGGAAATAAAACAAAGGATTAAAAGGGAGGTAAGATATGATTAAGGATCTTTACGGACACACGACAAGCATGCCATTCAGAGATGCTCCTGATAAGTTTAAGAGTTCAAGGCTTAGAGGGCAGATACATGCAGGGGAAGAGCCTACTGACGTTTTCTATCCACTAAAGGCTCTTCCTATAGCTTTCTTGGATGTGGAAACACAGGATCCGGTAGTGATTGCAAAAGGAACAATTGTGTCTGCTTGGGGGCATTTTACTGAGAATACTCATATTCCAGTTCCTGCTTCTTCTGGAACTATTCCTGTTTATGAGGCTGTGGGAAATGGGACTATGAATGTTAATATTGATACATCTTTCTGGGGATATCCAGATGCAATAGCTGCTCTTTTAGTGCCGGCTAATGGCGGTACGGCTGTTACTCTCGACTACTCCCAGTATGATATTGACTTTGGTACTTATGATATTGAGGGTAACAAAGTTACTGCCAGTACTTCTGGGCTTGTTGTACCGGCCAATATTCCTATTGGTATTGTAGTGCAGGACGTATACTCTGATTTCAGAGGCAAGTATCTTAACTACTATAACCCTTTCAGCAAGCCAATAGGCATTCTGAGAAAGGCATACATAAATATACCATTTGTTGCAACCGATAAATTCAATGATGAGTACAGTGCAACCTTCACAGATGATGCAATCTATGGTAATCTGTGGAAAGTATACGCATTTATATATGATGAATCAACCGACCTTACTCCTGGAGCATTTGTTAAATCCGACACACATGGAAAGTTTATCGTAGAAAGTGATAATACTAGCGCAAATAGGACAATTCAGACTGTTGGTAGGATTTATACAGTT